GCTTCTGCATCACCCATCGCCTCTGGCATTGGTAAATCATTCTCTTCTAATATATCTACTATCTCATCAAACTCTTCATATGTAAGACATTCGTAATATTCTTTAGGACATTCTACTTCCATTTTAATTTTCTTGTATGACTGATACTGAACAACCGCCTACAGTCATACATGTTTGTGATAATGTATATGATTGTGTTGTTGTTCCTTGTTGTCTTAGATTAAGTGTTGTGGGGTCTGTTCCTGATAATGTGATGTTTGCAGTGTGTTGTGCCCAAGCACCTTTTTGTAATACTGATATATCATTATAGTCATTGTTTGTTTGTAAATTGAGTGTCTTTGCACCATCGCCTTGTTGTCTTACCCAAATATCATTATAATCACTAAAAATAAGACTTGTGAATGTGTGACCACTGGTGCTTCCTTGATTTGTTTGATGTCCTTGTAAATGATTATAATCTCCGTGTACGTCTAGTCTTGCATAATGTCCACCACCTTCATTACCATCATCTCCGTATGTAGTAGATGTTGCACTATCCCATGCAGTTCCTTGAGCCCAACGGATAATATTATCTTGTCCTTCTAAGTGCCAGATTTCTATTTTGTTTTCTGTTCCTGAATCGTTATATTGAACTAAGTTAAGTTCACCTCCAGGCAAATTAGTATAACATGATGATGTTTGATAACATTGAATAGTGTTTGCGTATCCTACTTGATTAATTTTAATCTCGATATCATCACCCGAAACATTCGGAATGTTTATCTCGTTATCATCTGCATAGGTCATAGGGATGCATAACACCCCTATGATTGTCAATTGTATTTTCTTTAAAATATCCATTGTAATATTAATACCAATAAAAAACCTTTACAAAAACCTATCATTCCGACTTCGTAAGCATCTAATCTTAGAATGTCCATCCATTTATAAACGAGGTCTCTATGCCAGTTCATTAGATTGTTTAACATATATTCTCCTATTTAGTTCTGCTGAGTAATGTAAATTTGAATACTTGGGTCTCCATTACCAAACTCGATAACACCCTCATATCCTTCAACAGCAGTCGAAACGAAACCACTTCCACCTTGTGCAATGATTATCTCAATCACTCCGTTTACGTTTCTGTAGAGATATAAATCTCCGTCTTGGACAAATACATTATATTGTGAATCTTTGTTAAATCCTATGACTGCACCTTGGAGGTCAAAGTCTCCTGTTCCACCTTTCTTTTGTGCATCTCCTAATTTAACTGTTGTCCTTTCTAATTCCTCTACGACATCTAATAAGTCTACGAGGAAGTCGACATCTAATAAGTCGATGTCTAATTCTGAAAACTCTAGGTCTTCAGTTCCCTCTGCAAGATAATCAGTTTCTAACTCATTAAATTCTAAAAAGTCAACATCCAATAGCCCTTGGTCTTGGTCGAGGTCATTCATCGCTTCTTCTTCCATTGCGATTTTCACCTCTTCGGGTGGATTGACAATAAACATATTATCAATCATAGATGTTGTAATATTGTTAATCACCACACTTTGTGTTGGTGGTGTCTCAATTGAGGATACCATGGTCGCCTCAAATGCTTTACTAAGTGTAATCTTACCACCTTCGTTTTCGACATCTATTTCACCTGAAGGTGTCACTCCATCTTCATCAGGTAATAACACTACAAGTGTTCTACCCAGTTCATCAATTGTGGTTGTAAAATCTGTTCCACGAATTGTGATTTGAGCAGTAGGTGTCTCTACGTTTATATTCGCTTTGTTTATTCTTGCACCTGTTCCTGATGCAAATCTCGCTGTTCCACGTGCCATTCGTATCGACATTTTTGATAACGAAGGGTCGGGGTCATAATATGCTTCGTCAATATAGACGATTGAGTGTTCAGTGAGTGCAAGTTCTTCTTCATCTAAAAACTCGATGAGCATTCTACCGTTTCCAGTTCGTGCCTCATCGTAAAGGAGAACTTCACTTCCCGTTGATATTTCAGTGTCACTATTTTCTCTTACAAGTGTTCCTACACCTGTAAACTCAGTGACATCACCTATGGGGTTAGCGTTGACTAACCCCACCAATGATATACTAAGAATCGTTAGCTGAATCTTTTTGATTAATTTGAATTGTTGCATTGTCTGATGTGACATCTAATACAATAATACCTGCAGGAGTTGAACATCCTGTTGCACCTGATGGACAAGTACCTGATATTTGTGTGATATCTACGTCTGCACTATCACCAGTCAAATCAACTGTAAGTGAATGTGCCTCATCGTTTTGCAATGTGTTAATATTATTTGAATCTCCAGTCACCTCGAAATTCCATACAATATCATCACTCTCCCAATCGATATCAAATACATTTGAATTACCAATTAGAATCAAATCTGCATCTAATCTTTCTGCACTAAAAGCATAACCTTGGTCTAAATCAAAGGTGTTTGAATCACCAGTGACATCAAAGTTATAGTTTGAAGAATCCGAACTGCCGATATAACCAATGTTCCAGTCAACCTCGTTTGAGTCACCAGTAAAGTCAAGTGTATAACTTGAACTGTCTGCGACAACAGGCCCGAATAGAACGTTGTTATTTCCAGTGAAATCTAAATCAAAAGTAAGTGAAGAACCAGTAATTGTCATGGAAGATAAACTTCCTGAACTACCGTCATCACCACCTACCTTGTTTCCAAAACCAATTTGGTCTATTGTCAAACTAAGTGTATCACCAGTTTGAGTGATTTTAATTTCATTATCATCAGTGGATTGTGCGAAAACAAAAGCTGTCGACATTAGTAATACTAAAGAAAGTATTTTATTCATTTTCGTTTTTTCCTTCTATTTCCCAAAAACCTCTATCGTGTCCTTGGTTTATTAATTCCAGTACTGCAGCTTCAATCGCTGTTCGTACTGCGTATGTCACACTTTCATTATTTCCCACACCGTTCTCATATTCTATTAATTGAGTTCCTTGTTCTACAAATCGGAACACGTCACCTGAAGACCCATAAGACAAAACAGTCTTACGTGTCTGAACGTTTAATAACACTTCACCTGTTAATACGGACACTGCTCTCATGGATACGGTGACGGAATCTTTTTGATATTGTCTTGCGTATCCTATACCAAGTGTTCTTGCGCCTATCCCACCTGTTTCCATATTAGCATCATAACCAATTACACCCCCTTCTATTATCATTCCTGCAAATAGTAGAGGTTGTAAACCTTGGGGAGTTTCTCCCGTTGACCTTGCGTAGTCATCTCTTGCACTACGTATGATTTGTCTCTCACGGACTAGGTGGTCAATCCCATTCCTTTCTGCGACACGAAACCATGTTCCATTTCCTGCAGTCTTAAGTGCATCAACTACCATCTCAACTCCACCTTGTGTCACTGCAGTAGAGAAGTCTGCAATTCCTTCTCTTGATTTTCTTTGTCCAGTTTTATCTTGAAACTGATAAACTGCAACAATTGGTCTTTCTTTTGCAGGTGGTAATTGTAATAATTCAATATATGATGGAAGTTGAATTACTTCAGGATTATCTACACAAACATAAGGCATTGCACGTTCAAACGTTCTTCCACCTGCTTTTGCATAGTTCCATATATCATGGTTATACTCTTCACCCCATGTTTCAGGATTACAGTCTTGTGGATTGTCTGACCATTTAGGAACGGAAGCACAACCTCCTAATAAGACTGTAGATAGAATTATTGAATAAATTAGTTTCAATCTATCCTCCGTCAGGGTCTTGACCAAAATTACCTGTTCCAACTGGTATTTCAATAACTGTTGTTGTTCCATCGGTATCAACAATTGTCATTTTAATAACATCGGTTCCGTCTGCGTTAGTTATCACTTCCCATGTAATAACACTTCCTTCAAGCGTAAATGACCCAAAGCTTGAAGCTTCATCATTACTAAACATTGAGTCCACTAATTGTTTAGATAATTGAGAGTATATACGGCTCTCTAGGTTTCTGATAAATTTTGCGAGAGTAGAATTCTCTTCTTCTCTTTGTGCAGCTTTCTCTGCAGCTTCTAAAGCATCACGGATTGCTTTCTTCCTTGATGTCTCTTGGTTTTCAATTGTGAGGTAATGGGCACCAGTCCCAATCCCACTGAACGATGGGTTTTTAAATTTATGTACTATATCTGCGTTAGTCTGACCTATCGAGAATAGTAGTGTTGTCAATATTATCTTTTTCATGTATGTTTACCGTCCTTATAATTTCTAAACCTTTTTTATAATTTTTTATATCGGTATTCCACATTTTACTAAACCACCTTTCTTCTCGTGCAGGCCAATAACATGTTTTACACCTATCTAAAGGTTCATCACGATGCACATAATTAATAATGTCTTTATCATTAGACCAATCTACACCTTCACTTCTCTCATTCATAAGAATTGTACAGCGGTATATCCCTTCTTTAGATAAAGATTTACACTTATCTTTTTGGTAGCAATTATTCCAATTACTCCACTGGTCATACTCAACCCCTTCCCATTTTTCACCAAAACGGACAAAGGTATCTTGTTGCCAGAAATCTACAGTAGAATTTTTTATCAGTTCTTTATATACATTTGAATTAGTTAAATCATTATCAATTCTACCTAATTCTGTATAAACTGAAATAATGATTCGGTCATAACTTTTCATTATGTCGATTATGTTATTAGAAAAATTTAATCCATTTGTGACAATAGATAATTTTTCATAACAATCATTATTTTCTACTAAGTACTCAGTAATTTCTCTGAGTTCTTTGTGTGTTGTAGGTTCTCCACCTAGAACTTTTAGTTCTTCAACACATAAATCTAATCTGTTGAAGTTTTCTATAATGTCTTTGACATCTTCTAACTTCAAATATGGTATAGTGATTTTACCTTTCTTATCGTAATCTCCACCATAATCAAGAACACTACAACCAGTGCAATGTAAATTACAGGCGTTAGTTATGTATAAATCATAACTACCTTTTAGTAGTTTTCTTTTTTTCATTTTCACGGTATTCTAGAACAACATCAACCTTTTCTTTTAATCGAATTAGGTCTTGGTCTAACATTCTAGTTTGGTCTATCACTCTTATCAATGCAAAGTGCATCTTTTCAATTTCGGGGTCTATCTTTTCTCCAATAAACCACCACACATAATATACGAAGTATCCTAGTCCAACCATCATGACAACTGGAAATCCGTAATCGGTAATAAGTTGAACTATTGTAGAAGTATCTTCCATTAGTCCCTTCTCACATCAAGTTTACCGTCTTCTATAAAGTTTTCTGCACGTGCAACTCTCTCTATATCGGGTCTTAACTCTAATGCACTTGACACTAACATGTCTATCTTAATCATTTCGTTAGACATCGTTCTTGCACGATTTTCTAATGATTCACAAAACATTGTAAGTGTTCTTATTGAGTCAACTATACCTTCAAATATTTGTTTGATTACCATAAAGATGAAGAATCCCATGACTAATGCCATTGCAATCGGAACTCCAACTTCACCTATCAAATTAAATATTTCTTCCATACCTCTATTTATATAAAAAAAGGGTGCATTTTTGCACCCTTTACTTGACTAAGTTAAGTCTACTTTGCAGATGATATCTGTTTGATTACTTCTGCTTTAGTACCTGACTTTTTAACCTTAATAGATTTTTTGTCTGCAAGGTCGAACAATTGTTGTTTAGTTAACTTTTTCAATTGTGCAACACTTGGGACATCGCTTTTTGGTTTTGGAGCAGGTTTCTTAGCTACAACTGGTACTTCTTTAGTATCGTTGAAGACTTTGATGCCGACTACTATTAGTACTACGACACCTAGAAATATCAAAAATTCCATAATATTCTCCTATATTTACTTATCCAAAAGTGGATTTTTATCCTTTGCCTTACCTATTGCAAGTGCAAGAACTTCTAAGTATTTATACACCTTTGCCCACAACTTATCGTCTGCAGGTGTTGGTGTTAATGCTACTATGACTGAACAAATTGATATTACAACTGGTACAATCATTAATAGATTCCAAATTCCCATAACAAAGTCTATAATTCCTGAGAACATATAGAACCTCCGTTTTTAGTTAATAACCCTATATTTATAGATTATTGACTACCAATCGAGTATTTAGTGGTTAGTTTCCACTCAGTTTTCTCTTTATATGGGATAATTTTTATCTGCGATAGAGGAACCTTTGGTTCTTCTATTTTAGATGGTTCTAATACTTTTAAAAGATTCCATTGTTGTAAAAGACCACAAATAGTGTTTCTTCTACCTATATCACTCTCTTCTATAGTTGTAGGTTTACCATCTAATTGAAATAATTCTTTAAAGTGTACGATGTAGTATTTACCTCTTTTATGTAATATGTGACATGATTGAAATAGTTCTTGTTCACGTCTAGATGCAATACCGATTCTTGATAGGGTTTCTCTGATTTTTAGAAAGTCGTCACGTTCTTCGAAGGATACTTCTACTAACTTTTCGACTAATTGGTCTTGTTCATGCATTATCTTTTCCACCAGTTTTCATTCTCTTTTTCATTTTACGAACATCGGAATCAGATAAGATACTCATATAATCTTTTGCTTGTTTTGTGCTTATCTGATAATATTCTTTTATGACATCAAGTTTCTTACTCACGTATGGTTTCTGCCATTGTGAAAACCTTTGTCTTTTCCTTAAAGTATTTAGGAAAAAAAGGTATTGAAGACGGTTGTCTAGACCGTGTCTGATGTTCATTTCATTAGAAAAAAAGACTGAATCTTGGTGATAAGATAATGCCTTATTCGTTAGAAAGGGTTGATAAGATTTCTCTTCGATATCATCAACCATGATATCTTTTTTGTCGTAAGAGACCGACTTTACAAAATCAAATGGATTTCGTTTAGACATTTCTGAGATATTCGTATACTAGTTCTTCACCTTTGAGTTCTGTCCCAAAGTAAACTGTATATCCGTCATGTGTTTTTCTTTCAACAAGTCCACTGTTATATTGGGTATCTAATACAGATTTACCGTCTTCAGTGTCTTGTGGTCTTGTGTCATACCACATTGAATTAAGTGAATGTGCATGAACTGATTTAACAGTTTTTGACCATTCCTCTGCTTTTAATAAGTCCCTTTGATACTGAACTCTATCATCATATTGTGTCATGTGTTATCTCCATCCGTAGTTTTTACTTGATGTTTCATAAACAATTTATCTGCTTGTCTTTGAAACGACTTCTCAACCATTGTATCAATTATCTTATTGAACCATTTTCTTAATTTACCCATTATGACCAACCTCCATCAATCTCTTGTAAGACTTCGTTAGTTGCACCTAGGATATCGGTAAGAGGTTCGTCAAAGATTGCGATATCTTCATGACCCTCGTCTATTAATGCTTTAACTATTTCACCAGCATCAACAATGATTTGTAATTGGTATTTCATTTCTTCTGATATTGCCATAATTACTCCTTAAATTTACACTCCGACATAATTTCTGTTAGACATGCAATGAAGTTTATCTCACTATCCATTGCAAATGCAGACTTATATTGATAATCTGCAATTAATAATACACATGCAGGAATAGAACTAGGTTCCAATCTTCTCTCAAGTGTATCAAATAATTTTCTGTAAAGTGTATTAAAGTCGTTATCAGAATTTTGTCCAACCCACTTTCTTACACCACTCCAGTTTTTGTCTTGTATCATATCAACGAGTGGTGTGAGTTTCTCCTCGTTGAGAGTAGAGAGAAGTCCTGTATCAATCTCACCACCCACACCATATCTCTGAACTTCATTTAGACAGCGTCTAAAGTCGGGAAAAAACTTAAGAATAAGTTCTACTAAAACTTTTTGGTCGTATTTA